ATAATTTTTAGTTGTTATTTTGTTGACTATAAAAAAGATATTGTTTTTTTTGATTTTTAATAAATTTTCTTTGCACATTCTTTTCTGCTTTATTATCTTTGCACCGCAAAACAAGGTGAATATAGCTCAGTTGGTTAGAGCGTCGGATTCATAATCCGAAGGTCGGGGGATCATGCCCCCCTCTCGCTACAAATTAAGTGATTACAAGGGTTTGCCTTCACAGGCAAGCCCTTTTTTGTTTTCTGCAACAAAGAAAATAATCGGATTATATTATCTTATATATCTGCAAAATTGGGTACATTTGCGGCAAATTGTAGCACGATTGTAGCACGAACCGTAAATGGCAACATTCAAAATTTGTATATTCAAACATCAAAAAAGGCAAGATGATAAATACCCGGTTTCAATTAGGGTATGTTGGAAGCGTCAATATGGGTATATCAAAACGGAATTCTATGTGTCCGATAAACAGATCAACAAGAAATCCTTTTCGATAAAAGATACTTATATCACTAACGAACTGAATAAAAGAATCGTTAAATATGAAGACCTGAAGGCGAAAAAACTTGGCTTTAGGATTGAATTATATACAGCCAAAGAACTTGCCGACTATTTCCAAAAAGAAACTTCACCGGGCTCCGATACTTCTATAAACTTTATTGAGTTTTCCCGGATTCATTGTGAACGTCTAAAAGTACAAGGCCGTAAATCTACGGCCGGGACAATGACAAGAACAATAAATGCTTTGATTGATTTTTGCAACGGCCGGGAAAAAGTTTCAATAACCGAAATAACATCAAAGTTTTTAGGGCAATTTGAAACCTTTCTTCGAAGTGAAAGAACTATTAAACGTAAAAATCAGTTTGGACGAATTGTAACCACAAAAAAGAAGGGCTTATCTGATGTTAGTGTAATAGATTATATGACTGACATACGAACCTTATTCAATGCTGCAATGCTTGAATATAACGACGAAGACAAAGACGAAATAAGAATCATTCATTATCCATTTCGAAAATATAAACTTAAAAAAGCCCCGGCAACTGAAAAAAGAAATATATCAGCTATGCAAATGCAGTGCATTCGCAATGCAAGTGAAGACAGTTTGATTTTAAAAAGGACAATTTTTGCACGTGATGTTTTTATGCTTTCTTTCTTCCTTGTAGGAATGAACTTTGCAGACATGTATGAAGTTGATAAATTTGAAAATGGACGATTGTCTTATGAAAGAAAAAAAACCAAAGGAAGAAGGCAAGATCGGGCTTTTATATCAATAAAGGTTGAGCCTGAAGCGGCTGAAATTATTGAAAAATATCGTGATAAAACAGGCCAAAGGGTTTTTGATTTTTATCAAAGATATAGTACGTCACATGTATTCAGTTCAAACGTAAACAAGGGCTTGAAAAAAGTCGCTGAAGCTTGCAAGATAGATGAACCTTTATCAACATACTACGCCCGGCATTCTTGGGCTACAATTGCCCGGAATAAATGCGGTGTTTCGAAGGACGATGTTGATCTTGCTTTGAATCATGTTGATCAAGGTGTCAAAATGGCAGACATATATATTGAAAAGGATTGGTCTTTAATTGATATTGCAAATAGGGCCGTTATTGATCATTTAAACATTGGCCCCCTACCAAGTAGCAACCAATCCGAAGAAATGCCAAAATCAGCCGCCAAATAAGCCAAGGCGTCTATATCTATAAACTTATATCCCGGCGCATTTACGTCGGGGTTTGTTTCGGCTGATCTAAGGTTTGAATATTTGGGTCTATGCAACCCGTGTTCCTTGCAAAAAGTTTGTAGTCCGGCAAGTTTACCGGATTCAATAAGTAATTCAATCGCCTGAAAAAAACGACCCTGAATTGCCTTGGCTTGGGGTCTAATAATTTTTGCTTCCATTGCTTCGGCTTACTTTAATGGTTGATGATCCGGTGTTTGTTATAATATGGAATTCGGCGTTCTTTGAATCAATGAAAGAAATTTCAATGACTTCATACCAACCGCCGCCAAAATTGCAACGAATAGATTTGTTTTGCGGGGTATATTCAAATGATCCTGTTTTTGTTTCATTCAGTATTGTCCCGGTATATTTGACGAAAGTTTTATCCGTTTTAAAATCATAATACGAACCATCTTTTTGAGAAACAAAATATCCGCCCGAAGATAGATATGAAACTTGTTCCCAACGACCTAAAACCGTGTCGAATGTATTCACTTCGACAGGTTCTTCAGATTCTTTTGAGCAAGAAGCAAAAAAACACAAGGTCAAAATAATAAATGCAATCTTTTTCATTTTCCATTCTCTTTTTTAAAGTCTTCAATCATTTTATCAAAAATATCTTTTGGAACTTCGGCAAACACTTCTTCACCGTTTACGGCCCCCTTTAGTGCGGCCAATTCTAAAGCGTCAAAAACAACACTTGGCATGTAGGGATAGAATTCGGGGCGATCGTAATATTCACCCGTTTTAATTTTAATCATTTCCATATTTTCCAAAGTTTATGATACAGGTCAAAACTTGTTTTGACATATATCTATGCTAATAGATATTATATATTTTCTTTCCTTTCCTTTTCTTTCCTTTATATGTAAACCGACTTGCATTGCATTTGATTAGCAAAAGTAATGCAATTGCATACTAATATAAAGGTATTACCTTGTTAAACACTACTTTGCAACGGCACATCCTGCATTTTCTTCCATTCGGACAACAGCCCCTTTTGCATTAGTATCCGATAATTCAAGAATCTTTTCCGCTAACTTTGAATTGGTTTCCGCCAATTTTGCAACCGAAGCCGCCAAAGATGCGTTGGCGTCTATTAATTTTTTTAAGTCGCTTTCATTGTTTTCAAGGGCCGGAACTTCAATGATCATTTCTCCTTCTTCATTCAATATCCAATCATGCGAAATAAAAGGGAATGTTTCGCATATAGTGTTAACAAAACGTTCGCTTACTTTTCGCTTTCCTGATATTATTTCGGATACAACTGAATAGTTTCCGCCGATTCTTTCGACGAAATCACGTTGATTGCGAATTTTCTTTTCTTTTTTTAGGTAATCAACAACGGATTTAATACGTTGGTTATCAGTCATATATATAAAACATGCTATAAAACATAAAAATAAAGTGAATATTTTATTTGCAAAAGCATTGCAATTGCGAATAAAACGTTTACATTTGCATCGTGTTAGTTGCAACGTTACAAAAGTAACGCAAAAGCGAACACAAGTAAATAGCAAATATACGTCAAATTTTTAAATAGTAGGCAGTTATGAACAAGTATTCTTTCAAACGTGGGTATTCACAAGTCAAAAACAAGGACTTGGCCAACGTGAAACGTGAAATCATGAAGGCGTTAGGTATAACTACACGTCCATCATGGGCCGCCCGACTAAATGGTCAAGTTGAACCGAAAGTCAGTGAAGCGGCTGCAATTGAATCGGTCTTTGCTAAGTATGGCATTAAAGAAGTTTGGGGGGAATAAAAGTGAATCAAGAAGCAATTCTAACCAAACGGGAATCGGAAATCGCTGAACTGATTGCTTGGGGTGCAACAAAGAAAGATGTTGCAAACAGATTATTCATTTCAGAACGAACCGTTGAAAATACCGCCCGGTCAATATATGAAAAAACCGGGGTTACTAAGTCCAACGAACTTTCCGCTTGGTGGTTTTGCACAAGGTTCCATATTTCATTTGACTTGTCGCCGCTAAGAAGAAGTTTGACCGCTATTATTTTATTAGTCATTCTTATTCCCCGTGAATTTATGTCCGATCAAGATACGGTTCGAACATTCAGAAGTAAAAAAGTTGAATGTCGTGCAAGGGGGGCAAGACGACGGGGATCAGATGATAACGTTTTCGATTTTGATTTATAACATAATACCGCAACATTATGGAAAAGAACGCAACAAAAAAAGAAAGTTTAATCGGCCTTTACTTGGCCGCATGTTTAATCCTTTTGCTTGGGGAGCCAACAAGCGATTCAATCCTTGTATTTATTGGGTATTACATATTTGCGCTTGCAAATTTATGGAACGCCGCCCGGCTTGCCAACAAGTTAGAAAAACTTAAAAATGGGAAATCTGACATTGCCACTAACCGAAAGGGAATATCGGAACGCACTGCTTGATGCCGCCGAAATGGGTGCGCAAAAAGCACTTGAAGCGGCCGGGGTATTGAAGCCATATTTGAAACTACGTGAAGCACAAAGAAAGTACGGTGAAGCCATTGTAAACAGATGGATAAAAGAAGGTCTTATAAACCCTATCAAAGACGGAAACCGAAACGCAAGCGTGAGAATAGACCGAATGCAGATTGAAGCAATTGCAAAGACTTGCAACCGGGCCAATTATTTGACAACTGAAGAAAGGTTCTAAATATTAATAATTTAAAGTAAATAAAAAATGAAAACATTACAGATTGACGAAAAAAAAGCGAAAGGCCTTTATGAAAATGCAAGCCCCGAATTTCAAGCAATGCTTGAAGATACTTTCGGAAAGAAGTTTTTTAAAAGCATTCAGGATCGCATTAAATCCTATGAAGATGCTTGTCTTGAACTTGGTCTTGATCCTGAAGATTTGCCCGAAGTTGATAATTGCGAACCTGAAGATCAGGCTTCAATAATCGCTTTTTACAAACTTACAATCATTGCACGTGCTTTGAATGAAGGTTGGAAGCCTAATTGGAAAGATAGTGGCGAATATAAATGGTTCCCTTGGTTCAAGGTAAACCGGGATGCTGCGGGCGTCGGTTACTCGTCTGCGAAGCTTACGGCTACGTATGCGAATGCGAATTTCGGTTCTCGGCTTTGCTGTAAATCCGATGAACTTGCAACATATTTCGGAAAGCAATTCGAAAATCTTTGGTCTGAATATCTATTGTTTTAAATCCAATAAATCCGCAACAAAATGAAAAATGTAGTATTAAAAACATTATCCCTGATCAACTTCAGGGGTCAAAAAGACAGGACGATCGACTTTTCCGTTGAAACTACCATTTGCGGCGATAATGCAACCGGGAAATCAACCATTTTCGACGCTTTTATTTGGCTTCTGTTTGGCAAGGATCAATTTGACCGGAAAGATTTTGAAATCATTCCGATTGAAAACGGGAAACGGCTTGATCGTGTTGACGCTGAAGTTTCGGCAATCGTCGAAGTTGAAGGACAAGAAATGAAATTAAAGCGTGTTTTACACCAAAAATGGGTTCGTCGTCGTGGAACAAGTGAAGAAGTCTTTGACGGTTGTGATACTCTTTATTACGTGAACGACGTGCCATTGAAGGCGGGTGAATATAAATCACGTATTGATGCAATCATTGATGAAGCTGTTTTCAAAATGATAACCAACCCGGCGTTTTTCCTTTCTCTGAAATGGCAAGATCAAAGAGCGCATTTGTTTCAGATCGCCGGAACTGTAAGCGATGAACAAATAGCCGCTTCAAACCCTGATTTTCGCATTCTTCTTGATCTTATAACAGGCAAGTCAATGTCCGATTACAAGAAGGAAATTTCAACCCGTAAAAAGAAGCTTAATGAAGACCTTAAAATGATTCCCGCAAAGATTGATCAAACCCGTCGTCTTATGCCCGAAAACAAGGATTTTGAAGCCATTTCGGTTGAATTGCAATCTATTGATCAAGATATAAATACCCTTGATCAACAAATTTCAGACAAAGCGGCCGCCGTTCGTTCTCAATATGAAGGTGTTCAGGCAAAGCAAAACGAAATAAATTCACTTAAATCCCAACAACAAAACGTTGTCTTTGCTGCAAAAAACAAGGCCCAAGATGATGTATTTAAAAGCAATGCAAACCGCCGTGAACTTGAAAACAGTATTCAGGTCGAAAAACGCAACGCCGAAAATTCACGTCGTGCCAAAATTGATTCGCAAAGAACCGTTGACAACCTGAAGGGGCAAATTAAAGATACCAACGAAAAGATTGATTCACTTCGTCAAAGATGGTACGATGAAAATGCAAAGGAATACACAGCGAAAGAAGGTTGTCTTGTTTGTCCTGTTTTTGGTTCAACTTGTGGCGATCCGGCGGCAATAGGAAAACATGAAGAAGCCCAAGAAAAAGCAAAAAAGGCATTCTTTGAAACCCGTGAAAATAATCTTGCAAAAATTGACGAAGAAGGTGAATCGCTTTCTAAGACATTGGAAAGGTTGAACAATCAACTTGAAGCTTCAGAAAAAAACCTTCGTGATCATATTACAGCGATTGAAGAATCGGAAAGTCAAATTAGTCGTCTTCAGGATCAACTAAACCAAACCCCTATTGCAACGATTTCCCCGGTTATTGCTGAAGAATTACCCGAATGGCAAGCTATTGAAAAAAGGATTGCCGAAATAAAGGCGTCTATTCAAGAAATTAAACCCGTTGATGTTTCTGATTTGCAAGCGCAAAAGAAGGTTCTTGTCGAAAAAAGGGACGCTTTGAAAGCCCAATTGTCCGATAAAGACTTAATTGTTAAGTACAATCATGAAGTTAAGGTATTGGAAGAAGAATCAAAGAAGCTTTCCCAACAAATCGCCGACATTGAAAAGCAAGAATTCACGATTGCCGACTTTACCAAAGCAAAGATTGACGAATGCGACCGCCGTATCAATGGATTGTTTTCGATTGTCAAGTTCCAATTATTCGACCGCACAATAGAAGGTAATGAATTCGAAGCCTGTATTGCAACCAATAACGCCGGGGTTCCGATCGCTTCGACCAATACGGCTGAAAAGATAAACGCCGGGTTGGATATAATCAACGCCCTTTGCCGATTCCATAATGTAACGGCCCCTATTTTCATAGATGGTCGTGAATCAGTAAATCGTCTGATTGAAACTAATAGTCAAATTATCAATCTTGTCGTTACAACCGACAAGTCATTATTAATCAAATAATTCCGCAACATTATGCAAGATCAGTTTTTAATCTTTGGCGGCGAAAGTTCAGTCAGCCGCACACGGAAAGGTTGTCACCTTACCGTCAACTTTAAGCATGGAAATGCTTATTTATCAACCGATTTAAAGAATGTCGTATTCGGTGAAAATGCTAAACAAGGTCAACTTCTTATTGTTTGCAGTCAGATCGAAAAAAATTGGTACATGGCAAAAAGCAATGAACCCGGAAACGGATTTGAATGCAAATTGAATGATCCTGAAGTAAATACTTCGATGCGTATCAACGGGGCGCAAAAGGTTTTTGAAAAAATGGCAAAAAGCATGAATGTGACTTCTGAAAAAGTGTCCTTCAATGTGTCAAATACCCCGATTGAATTTCAAGGTCTTAAACTTTATAAAATAACTCTTTAAAATTTCCGCAACATGAAAAAAGAACAAAAAAGCGAATTCATTTCCAAGATGGAAGGTATCGCAAAACAAGTAACTGAATTAGTGCAAGAATCTGAAGGTCGCAAAGGTTTGATTCTTATTGCAACCGACAACGACGGTGAAGGAACCGGGGCTATCATTGCATGCGCCGGGAATGGTGGTGAAATAATCAAGGGCTTGTCTGAATTTGCAATGCAAGAATCAACCGCTCCAATGTTTGCCGAAGCTATGAAAATAGCAGCTATGAAGAAGCTTTTTAAGATGATTGGTGAAGATTGCGACGGCAATTGTGATGAATGCGAAAAAGAACATAAAACCGAAGAAAAGAAAGGAGAATAATCATGAGTGCACCAACTGAAATTCAAAAAATGCCACAACAAACGGGGGTTGTATCTTTCAACTTCTTTGATCCGGTTCAATTCGAAACCATGCAAAGGGTATGCAAGCTTTTTGCTAATAGCGAACTTGTCCCGGACATGTACAAGGTTTCCGAAAAAAACCCTATTGAAAAGGCAATGGCCAATTGCATGATTGCGATTGAAGTTGCACAAAGAATCGGGGCAAGCCCTTTGATGATCATGCAAAATATGATTATTATTTATGGTCGCCCTTCATGGTCTTCCAAGTTCCTTGTCGCAACCGTTAACACATGCGGACGCTTCAATCCGCTTCAGTATCGTTTTACCAACTTAGGCCGAATTGGCAAAGTTGAATATACCGATTACGTTTGGAATGACCGTACCCGTAAGAAGGACGCCGTTGTCAAAACATTCGACGGAACTCAAATTGACAATATTCAATGTATTGCATTTACAACTGCTAAAGGATCAAATGATATTCTTGAATCGTCGCCAATAGATGTTCGTCTTGCCATTCAAGAAGGTTGGTTCACCAAGAACGGTTCTAAATGGCAGACTATGACAAGGCAAATGTTGATGTACCGGGCCGCTTCATTTTGGACGAATGCTTATGCGCCTGAACTGTCAATGGGTATGAAAACCGAAGATGAACTTCGGGATATTATTGACGTGGAATATGAAGACGTTACCGATCGTGTTGAACGTGTTAAAACTGAAAATGCCAACAAGGAAACGATCAATATTGAAAATCCCCCGAAAACTTCAGCAAAAGAAACCGATCCGGCCCCGGTAAAAGGTGATTCACCTAAGGAAGATGCCCCAAAAGCAGACCCCGGAAATACCCCCGGCCCTGAAGGTACTTTGTTTAACGAAGGGCAACAAGAAGGCCCCAAAAAACCTAAATTCTGATGCAATTAAAGGTTATTGGATCGTCAAGTAAAGGGAATTGCTACATTCTTGAAAATGACAAGGAAACCTTGATCCTTGAATGTGGTGTTCCCTTTATGGAAACGAAAAAAGCAATCGACTTCAACTTGCATAAAGTATCCGGGTGTCTTATCACCCATGAACATAAGGATCATTGCAAAGCGGTTGAAGATGTCTTGAAAGCGTCCGTTCCTGTATATGCTTCAGCCGGAACAATAAAAGCAATGAATATTAGCGGTTATAGTAAACCGAATATTGTTGAAGCCGGGGTTTTATATACGATTGGCAATTTCAGGGTCTTACCATTTAATGTGATGCACGATTGCGCCGAACCTTTAGGGTATTTGATTCAGCACGAAGAAACCGGGAATATCTTATTTGCAACTGATACCTACTATCTACCTAACCGCTTTCAAAACTTGTCAAACGTGATAATAGAATGCAATTATCGCCTTGACATTCTTGAAAGGAATATTGCAAAAGGAAAGATTCCCGCCGCCCTTAAAAACCGGACACTTGAAAGTCACATGTCTTTTGATACATGCCGGGAAGCCTTACTTGCAAACGATTTGTCGGCCGTCAACAATATCGTTTTGATTCATTTATCCGACGGCAATAGTAATGCGAATGAATTCCGGGAAGACATTCATAAAGCAACCGGGAAAAGGGTTCACATTGCGGATAAAGGATTGATTTTGAAATTTAATAAAACACCATTTTAAAATGAAAAATTTGAATATCACGGCCGAAGCCGTAAAGCAAGCTTTTAAAAATGCCGGAAAAGACGGCAAACAAGTTTTGACCGATCTTTTCGGAAAGCAAGTTTCATTATACGATAATATAACCGAAAGGGTGAAGTCTTTCGAAGACGCATGTCAAGTGTTGGGTATTTCAACAAATGCTCCTGATGTAAAAGGTTTACCCCGTAAACATCAAAGGGCTATCGTTGCAAACTATAAGCTGATTATTATCGCCGAAGCTTTAAACGAAGGTTGGAAACCTAATTGGCAAGATTCAGATGAATATAAGTATTATCCTTGGTTTGATATGACTAACCCTGCGGGCGTCGGTT